CTCTATGGCTGCTGCTTACTTTAGTAAGACACGATCGGAAGATGACCGCATTCGTCGCCTACGTCGTAGCCTAACCAAGGAGTAATACTATGGTAGTACTTCCGGTTAAACAGTACTACCTACAAGTTGATAGTCAAACCAGCCATAGCTACAGGATGTGCTTTTCAAGTACCTGTGCTATGGCGGTTAAATACCTGAAGCCTGACTCTCTTAAAGGTAGTAATGCAGACGATACCTACTTAAAGACTGTTCTTAAATACGGTGATACCACCGAAGCACATGCACAGATCAAAGCCTGTCGTGACTTTGGTGTCCTAGCCACCTTTTATCAGAACGGTTCTAAAGCCGTTATTCAAAGTGAACTAAAGGCTGGCAACCCAGTCGCTACCGGCATCCTTCACCACGGCCCCGTCTCTGCTCCGCGTGGGGGTGGTCACTGGATGTTGTGTATCGGTGACACCGGTGAGTTTGGCGTCTTTCATGACCCATACGGAGAACTGGATAACGTCAACGGTGGTTATGTCCACGTTGGTTCTGGCGGACAGAACGTCAAGTACAGCTGGCGTAACTGGTTACCCCGCTGGGAAGTTGACGGCCCCCGAACCGGTTGGTTCATGACATTCCGAAAGATCAATGATTGAAGCCATCATCACGGGAGTTGCATCCCTTGTTATTGGCGTTGGCGGAGGTGTAGCTTCACTCAGTGGTAGAACAAACTCGCGTATGGATCGAATTGACAAACGTATTGATGAGATTGAACTACGCCTGGCTGAGAAGTACGTCCCACGCCAAGAACTTGCTAATGCCTTACAAAAGATGGAGGATCACATGATCCGCATTGAAAACAAGCTAGATCAGATTGTACTGAGAAATGGCTAAGAAAACAAAAGCTACGGAGGACATGTTTAATGAACTCCATAATATCGTCACAGTAGAGCTACTCAATCGTATTAAAAGCGGTGAAGCGTCTACACAAGACCTAAAGGCGGCTTGTGATTGGTTGTCCAAGAATGACATCAGTGGTGTCGCTTACGACGGTAACCCATTGGATAAACTTGCCACCATTATGCCAAAGGTAGATCCCGAATTGATACAAACGAGGCTTTATGGCAAGTCGCACATCTAAGTACTACAAGGCCAATCCTGAAGCTAAAGCAAAACGTCTTAAGCAACAGGCCGCTTACAATAAGACAAAGGAGGGTCTTAAGATCCGCACTGAAGCCAACCAACTGAACAGGAAGTTGGGTACCTACGGTAATGGTGACGGCAAGGATGCCAGCCATACGGGTCCCAATAAAGGTAAGTTAGAGTCCCCCTCTAAGAATCGTCGTCGTCCTAGAACCGGTCGGAAGTATGCCTAATCCTATGCAGATCCGTAGTCCACAAATGGATACCGCCATTCGTATGTTAACGGACGGTACATTTAGTAAGGCTACTGGTCGTAAAGTTCCAGCATTCAGTCTTGAACAGGCTGCTGCCCTGGTGGGTAATGCTATGCATGAGACTGGTTCACCCAACCTGACAAACATGGATGTTGTTGAAAGTGGTAGCGGTGCTGGTCGGGGACTGATGCAATATACAGGTCCTCGTCGTGAAGCTTATGACCGTGCCAATCCTGGTAATGACATGTCACGGCAGATGCAGTACGCAGCACAGGAGTACGCAGGTAAGCATGATCCAGGTGGTAACTCCCTGATTGGTTATACACGTTCTCTGGAGACTACTCCACGTCGTGATGTGACTGCTGCTACGACTCACCTTCTTAATAACTACTTCCGTCCAAGTGACCCTGAAGCCAGTCGTAAGGAACGTGTCGCTAATGCCAAGGCCGTTCTTAAGATTTACCAGGGACTGACTAAACCCAAACCTAAACCAAAGGCTAAACAGCAACAACCAAACATGCTTAGCAATGTTTTAAAGATATTTGGCTTTGCTCGGTAAATGACTCCACTACTGCCCAGCCCTGATCACTACCTCCATAACCTAATAACGATGACAAGCTCTGAAGCAAAGAGGCTACACCGTCGTGCAATTAAAGAATACTTTAACTGTCAATGTGTTTATTGCGGAGAAACTTATGAATTACATGAACTTACACTTGATCACGTTCGCCCTAAGTGTCTAGGTGGCGAAGACCTTACATCAAATCTCGTGCCAAGTTGTCGGAAATGTAATCAGGCTAAAGGTAGTAGAAATTGGTTACAATGGATGAGGGATACATTCGGTCCTACACCTAGAGAAACACTTATTCTATCACACATTAACTAATCATGATTGGTAAAAAGAAGGACGACAAGCAAAGCAAGAATCGTGGATCCGTTGCTGAAAGCATCAAGGAGTTCGGTAGTCGTATGACTGCTGCTTCAATGTCACGTCGCCAAGGTCGTAGTAACCTGACCTCTGATGACCTCTCACCTAAGGCCAAGGGTGGTTCTGCCACTGTAAAGCAGGCACCCAACGGCAAGGAGTACGCTGGCCCCGGCTACGGTGAATACAAAAAGAAAGAAGCAGGGGGACAGGAACAGGTTAAGTACAAGAAACCTGAGCGTCGCCGTCCCACAGGGCGGGAAGAAATGATTGCCCAACGATACATGGATAACGAGGACAAAAAGAAAAAGGGCGGGTCTAACGTTGTTGGGAGCTGAGTAATGGCTCCACGCACAATGCCTATAAGGAGTCAACAGACTCGTGAAATTAAAAAAGTACTAGGTGAGGGCACATATACAACGACTGATCCACAGGGACAGATCAATGTAATGCGTCAATACCAAGCTGCTAATTTGATCCCTGAATTATTTAATGCACCAAAGGAAGTATCTGATGCTGTTGGCTCTTTAATGAGTTCAGGTTTATCGAAAGAACAGGCCCTTGGTGAATTAGGTATTACGCTTCCTCGTTCTTTTTTTGATAACAAAGGTAGTTTAATCGGTAGAAAGTTTAGAGATGCTCAAAGCCCAGCATTAGTAGAAGCCTGGAATAAATCAAATCAGGGTTTCTCTGCTCAAGATTTAAGCAAGGTTGAAGGTAAAGAGTGGACAAATGCCCAAAAGGTTTCTCAGGAAGTTGGTAGAAGGCTTGGCATGAAGCTTGATCTTGGGCATTTTGAGACATCTGCATCAGGTGCTCCTGGTAATATAGCAGCTGCAGGTGCTGAGTACAACCAAGCTAACCAGGCTGCTGGTCGTAGTTTTGAGAATCCATTCAGACCTCAGACTCAATCCGAGGTTGAGAACCTTGGTATGGCTACCAATAAGGTGCAAGGTCTGGCAGAAGCTGCTCTTCTTATGCAGGACCTACCAACTAGAGGTGGCCTGACTGGATCACCACTTAATCCGTACATTTCAGTTCTACTTGGTACTACCCTTAATGGTCAAAGTTCTAGATTACTGCCTAGTGATAATTTAGAATCACTAAATTCTACCTTTGATCAACTAGTCAAACAGGGTGCTAATCCTGTTGCCATGTATGATTACATACGTGAAAGAGCTGGTGAAGGTATTGACATTAATGAGATGGCTCGAATGGGCCAAGAGCAGTACGACATCTCTAGGTTCGCTCCGTCTGTAGAAGCGCCTAATGCAGGTCCAGTTAAAATTACACAACCTGCTACACCAAAGGGACCGACTGTAACAACAACTGGTGTGCCACTTGGGCTTACGCGTAGCCAATCCCTAGGGCAAACTGCTGCAGCTATTGCAAACAGGGAGCCAGTTCCAGCACCAAAACCAGTAACTGTGCCGGTCGCTAAACCAGCAGTTAAACCAGCGGTCAGGGCAGCTGCTAAACCAGCGGCTAAACCTGCCGCTAAACGTGCTGCCAAACCGGCCCGTGTTGCACCAGCTGTATCGGCTGCTAAACCCGCCAGGACTAAACCAGCCAGCGCTAGTATGCAAATCAGAGCAATGCAAAACACTGTACCTGATGCACTACGCATTCAACCGGGTATGAGTCTCCCGAGTATGTCGCTAATTCAAGGTATCTAATGGCAAAACCTGAAAAGAAAAAAGAGTCTAATCCCCTGGTTGACCTTATACGTAAAATTAAGATTGCATATGCTATTGGCAAGGATCCAGTAATCAGTGCAATGGCTAGTCGTGGGTTTACCCCATCTAAGAATGCCGCATTAAATATCGGTAAACTGATGAACATTTCCTACGATCCGGCGTCACGTATTCGTCCACGGGATCCTCAACAACAACTACGTGCTAATAACATGCGTATTGGTGAGACAGAACGCCTCACTAACCTGTTCGGTGGTACACGAACCAAGATGGCAGACTGACCACCAGAGGCCCTTCTACGACCCTGTAGGGGGCCTTACCCACCCATCCCTTACAATCTACCGTGAACGATGTTTTAACGGCCCTACGGGGCGATTTCAAGCTGTTCCTTCAAGCACTGTGGCAGCAACTAGACCTACCCTCTCCGACAAGAGCACAGTACGCTATTGCTGACTACCTACAGTATGGTCCCAAACGACTACAGATCCAAGCATTTCGGGGTGTTGGTAAGAGCTGGATTACTGGTGCCTTTGTGTTGTGGACACTCTTCAATGATGCAGAGAAGAAGATCATGATTATCTCGGCATCTAAGGAACGTGCTGATAACATGTCCATCTTCCTACAGAAGCTGATCATTGAAACTCCATGGTTGGTACACCTCCGTCCGAAGAGTGATGATAGTCGATGGAGTCGTATCAGCTTTGATGTCAATTGCTCACCCCACCAAGCACCGTCCGTGAAGTCGGTCGGTATCACTGGACAGTTGACTGGATCACGAGCCGACCTAATGATTCTAGATGACATTGAGGTTCCAGGTAACTCAATGACTGAGATGATGCGGGAGAAGCTATTACAATTGTGTACCGAGGCTGAATCTATCCTTACACCAAAGAAAGACAGTCGAATTATGTACCTGGGGACACCACAGACTACCTTTACCATTTATCGTAAACTGGCAGAGCGTAACTACAGACCGTTTGTGTGGCCTGCTAGATACCCCCGATCCCTGTCCAATTATGAGGGCCTGTTGGCTCCCCAGTTACAGGAAGACATGGATATGGGTGCAGAAGGAGGACGGGTAACGGATCCAGACCGCTTCAGTGATGAGGACCTGGTGGAACGTGAGGCAGCAATGGGTCGTAGCAACTTCATGCTACAGTTCATGCTGGATACCACCCTGAGTGACGCTGAGAAGTTCCCACTTAAGTTTAGTGATCTTGTCATTACGTCTGTGAATCCGACACAAGCTCCCGATGCTGTGGTGTGGTGCAGTGATCCCAGGAACGTCCTGAAAGACCTACCAACAGTTGGGTTACCGGGGGATTACTTCTACAGTCCCATGCAGTTACAGGGGGAGTGGGGGCCATACGCAGAAACTATATGCTCTGTTGACCCAAGTGGACGTGGTACAGATGAAACATCAGCGACGTACATCTCACAAAAGAATGGCTTCCTGTATGTTCATGAAGTACGAGCCTACCGTGATGGTTATAGCGACAATACGTTACTAGACATCCTGCGTGGGTGTAAGAAGTACAACGTTACCAAGTTACTTATTGAGACAAATTTTGGTGATGGTGTTATTGGAGAACTCTTTAAAAAGCACCTACAGCAAACCAAACAAGCCATTGATGTTGAAGAGGTCAGGGCCAATGTACGAAAGGAAGATCGTATCATTGATGCCCTTGAACCAGTGATGAACCAGCACCGACTCATTATTGACAGATCGGTAGTGGAATGGGACTATAGCTCTAACAAGGAAGCAGCACCAGAAGAGCGACTACTGTATATGCTGTTCTACCAGATGTCTCGTATGTGTCGTGAGAAGGGTGCAGTTAAACACGACGACCGCCTTGATAGTCTTGCACAGGGTGTTAAATACTTTACGGATGCCATGGGTATCAGTGCCCACGAAGCCGTCAAAGAACGTAAACGGGAGGAGTGGAATGACGTACTAGAAACCTTCCTGGATGACCCACAAGCTGCTACCAATCACATGGTATTTGGCATGACTTTAGACCAGCGTAGACAGGCAAGAGGCAAAACAAAGAAGACAACAGTTACCTGGGTTAAAGGTCGTTAACTGTGTGACAGTTGTAAATTGGCTAATCCTTGAGATCCCTTCCCCTGCAATCGATCTGGAGAAACCACCCGATTAGGGGGAAGTGGAGGGTGGACCACGACTCCCGAACGGGGGGAAGACATGTCTTTAACAAGACACACTTCCCCTCCTTTATTAATGTCCCTGGGAAAGGACATTCTGTAAGTACTGTCTAATTACAAAGACACAAACATCCACTAACTTGTACTATTACTAAGTTAATACTGTGAGTACTGTGAGAGGTAAGAGCGAAGCTCTTCTCACTACTGTCTCTACTGTTATTAACTCTCCCATTACCTCCGTTAGCAACAACAACAACTAATGACCCACCAAGTTAGTTTAGTTCACATCACACCCAAAGCTGAAGAGCTTATCTCTTACATGGCAAGGGTATCCAACCCATCCAACCAGAGCAACACTGAGACAAGTGCTAAGCTTATTGGATACCTCATTAAACATAATCACTGGTCTCCGTTTGAGATGGTGAACATGTGTGTAGAGATTGAGACAACAAGGTCTATCGCTGCACAAATACTTAGGCACCGTAGCTTCAGCTTCCAGGAGTTCAGTCAACGCTATGCTGAGGTACAGCTACGCCCAGAGCTACCAGAACTGCGTAGACAGGACACTAAGAACCGACAGAACAGTATTGATGACCTGTCACTGGAAGTACTATCGCAGACGGATACACTGGTCTCTGAAGCCATTGTAACTGCCTACAATGCCTACGACCGTCTACTGGAACTTGGTGTGGCTAAGGAGTGTGCCCGTGAAGTACTGCCACTCTGTACACCAACACGCCTGTATATGAACGGTACAATCCGGTCCTGGCTTCATTATTGTGACTTGCGGTGTGGTAATGGTACACAACTGGAACACCGACGTATTGCTGATCAGGTACGGAATATACTGTGTCGTGAACTACCCAGTGTCTCTACTGCCATGTGGGACTTCAACAGGCCGGTACTAGACCTGTAAATTTTTGACATAAATTTAACAAGCCTTATATCGTCTGGGGGCCTCGTAATCACCCCCATACCCCTCCTCTTGCGATCAAGGACGCTCACCGCCCAACACTAACGTTATACACAGTGCTGCCCTGTTGGTACTGTGTACAGCAATGTGTAACTATGTACAGCGGAGCGTTCCCTTATTGAGAATGAGTTGCAATAAGCTTATAACCAGTGATATGAATGGGTATCACGTTGTGTATTAGTACGAACATACTAGGTAGAATATCAATTTATCTGTATGCCGACCGGCTTAGCACAGCGTTGTACCGCTAGATGACCGTGAGAGGCGTTTGTATGGCCCTGTAATGCGGTTGTAATAGGTAATGGGTATGGAGACACCATAGTACAGTATGACGCCGTACAGAGGCGTATAACGTATTGTTGTTCACACTCACGCTCGACCTTACACAGCAGCCACACGGTTGGTACAGCTATCAGGAATGCTGATGGGTATACTTAGTGGTTTGGTATCAGGGCGAACTACGGGCACGGCTGGGACCTGGTACATTAGGTACATCGGTGGGGGAGGCGAGACCGCCACTACCAACCGCGAACCTTGACAACATAACTGGTCGTCACAAGACGGAACTAGCGGTGCGAGCGATCCCGCGAGTAACTATAGGTTGCAACTCGACCTGGTTACACGACCACGACATAATGTGCAGAGCCACATGCACTTTAAATATTTGATCATGGCATACACTTCACTTTCTACAGCATACACGACACTGTGTGCTGTACTCTGTGATACTGTAACAACCAATGTCCCTGACTCTTGATAAGAAGATTGCTACTGGTATGCTGGGTCG